CGGTCCGCCTCACGGTCGAGCGCATCCTCGACCCCCGACAGGTCGGGCGGCTCGGGGGTGCGCGGGGCGCTGCCGTCGTCATCATTCGTGTCTGCCGCAGCGCGTCGGCCCTTGGCCTCGGCGATGGCGTCTTCCCACTCGCGGCGGGCTTCGATCAGCGCCCGCTCGGCCTCACGCTCCGCGTCCGTGCGCTGCTGCTCCTGCCGCGTCTGATCCTGCTCGTAGCGCTGCCCGATCACGCCGAGCGTCTGGTCGTTGAGGTCGGCGGTACGCCGCCGGCGGGTTTCACGTCGCAGGTCCGCCCCAATCACTGCCTCGCCGGTGTTCTGATCGATCTGTGACAGCTTTTGCTGCAGCGCCCGATCCACCTCCGCGTTGGCGACCCGCACATCGATCGAGTCGGTAAACAGCCCCTTGATGAAGTTCCACGCCTTGGTCGCCAGCGCCTTCATCCGCTCCCAGGTGTGCAGGAAGATGTTCACGAAGCCGTGCCAGGCCTTGGCCAGGAACGCGGTGGTCTCGATCCAGCCGACCTCCAAGGCGTGCCAGACGGTCTGCAGGGCCGCGAGCGCCCCGGTGAACGCGCCGACCAGCACATCCGCCAGAAAACCCCGGAAGGCCAGCCAAAGACCCTTGATGTAGTTGACCCCTTTGACCCACTCCATCTTCAACGTCAGCCAGAGGATTCGTGCGGCCAGCCCGATGTCCCCGGCGGCGAGCGCATCGGCGATGCCTTGGTAAGCCTTCAGCGCCGTGTCCTTCAACACCCCGAAACGCTCTCCTAACCAGTCCAGCGCCTTACCGGCGATGCCGGTGGTCTGCACGAGGTAAGCCCCGAGCACGCCCAGCGCGGTCACGACCAGCCCGATCGGCGAGACCAGGAATGCGATCGCTCCCGCCACCACGCCGAACGCGGCGGCGGCCCCGGTCACGAGGGTGGCCAGCAGCCCCACTGCCGCCCCGATCCCCGAGATCAATCCGCCCAGCACGATCAGGGCGACCCCGGCGGCGGTCACCACCGCCGCGACCTTCAGCACCGCGACGATGACCTGCCGATTCGCCTTGACCCAGTTGCTGACCTGGACCGCCAGCCGGGTGATCGTATCGGCCACCTTCTGCAGCAGCGGGGCCAGGGCCGCGCCGACGTTGAACACGCCCATGCGGACAACCTTCCACAGCCGGTCGAGCGCATCGGTGAACTCCTCGGCGGCCGCCGCGTCTTCGCCGGACATGGTCAGTCCGAGGCGGCGGGCTTCTTCCTGCAGCGCGTTGATCCCCGCGCTGCCCTGAGCGAACATCGGCAGCAGGTTCGTGCCGGTGCGGCCGAACAAGCTCATCGCGATCGCCGCCCTGCGGGTCGGGTCTTCGATTTGCCCGATGCGGTCGGCCAGCCGCTTGAACTGCTCTTCGGGAGACAGCCCGTCGAGGTCTTCGAAGGTCAGCCCGAGGTCCGCCAGCGCATCGGTCTGCGTCGACAGCCCCCGGCCCGCGTCGTAGATCGACCGCTGCATCTTGCGGAAGGCCTGCTCCAAGGACTCGAACTCGGTGCCGGTCTGCGAGGCAACGAACTGCATCTCGCTGAGGGCCTCGACCGAGAGGCCGGTGCGTTTGGCCATCTTCGCCACCTGATCGCCGTAGCCGCCGAAGAGCTTGGCCGAGGCGGCGAGTGGCGCGAGGATCGCGGTGCCCAGGCCCGCCACCTTCAGCCCCAGATTCCGCACCGACTCACCGAACGCCTTGAGCTTCCGCTCGGCGCGGCGAAGGGCGCGGACCAGCTGGCTGTCGTCGGCGAACAACTCGACAAAGGCGCGGCCGGCTCGGATTCCTTGGGTAGATGCCATGAGTTACCGTCTCGTCGGGTGCTTTGCCGCTTCCAACGCTTCGCGTAGAAATTGGAGGCCCTGGGTGTCGGGTTCCCGCTGGTTGAATCGCGGGGAGTTTCGGTTTCCGGGGCCGGGGGCGGGGTATGGGTTGAAGTCGGCGGGCTTGAACGGGCGATGCTTCTTCGGGTCACGGTTGGCATTGGCGATCAGGGCACAGAGCGTCGCGGTGTGGCCCCAGCGTTCGCGGCCCTGTCCCTCGGCCATCCACAGCAGTTGCCGCAGCGTCAACTCTCGGAGATCGCCGGGTCCGATCCCGAGGCTCCCGGCAATCCGCCAGACATCACCCCACCCCCGGAATGGATCGTCTCGTCGACTATCGTTTGGGGGTCGATGCCGTCGAGCTTTGTCTCGATCGCGGTTACCGCCGCTTCGATCATGGCCATCTGCTTGGCGACCGCCTTGGCCCTGTCGTTGCGGCCGCGTGAGCGGAAAAAATCGATGAGTTCCTCGTAGAACGCCTTCTGAGCGGCGAGCAGGGTCTGGCCGTCGAAGATCGTCCTCACCTCATCCTCGGTCACGCCGTGCCGGGTGAACTGGCCTTCGAGCATCAGGCACAGCACCTCGCCCAGCAGCATCTCGTCGGTGCCCAGCCGGGTGAGCAGCGGCCCCCCACCCCCGCCCCCGGAAGTTCTCCCGGAATCAGAGCCGTCGAGTTCGGGCTGAAGCAGGTCAATATTGAGCTTGGCCTTGGCCGCTATCGCGGTGCCGAGGTTGAGCGTGAGCGTCCAGGACCGGCCAGTAGTGTCGTTGAAGGTTTTCATGTCTGGTGTTCCTGTGGGGTACCGAGCCAGGGCTTACTGCCAAGCGATTCTGGGCAATTTCCGGTGATTCCGGGGGGGGTTAGGCGACCTCGACCCATTGGTCGAAGACGGCGAGCTTGGCGGTGACCGACACGGTCACGCCTTCTTCGAGCGGCTCGCTGCGGCTGAAGTTGGTGATGCTGAAGTCGGCGAGCGGCCCCTCGGTGCCCGACGCGGTGCGGTCGCCGGTGAGTACGGCCAGGCGGATCGAGGACGAGGTGAGAAAGGCGGTCTTGATCGCGTCGAACCCCGCGTCGCCGGGCTTCCAGAGCATCTCGAACTCGGCGGTGCATTCGCGGAGGGTGGGGGCGGTGGCCCGCCAGCCCTGATTGGCGCGGGTGGTCACGTCGGCCTCGCCCGCTTCGAGGTTGAGCGTCACGTCCTTGACGTTGCCCATCTCGGTGAGCGTTGCCAGTTCACCGCCGGGCGTGCCCTGGTAAATCTTGGCGTTCATGCCGAGGATGAATTGGTCTGCCATGTGTTGTTTCCTTAGTCGATGCGGTGCGGGGTTTTGTTGCGGGTGTATTACTTCCGGGGTGAAACGCTGTTGCGCCACATGGCCGGCAGCTTGGGTTGTTCTTTCTCGAAGGCCGGACCCATAAACGGGCGGGGGTGGTAGCGGACGCGTTTGCCGTTGGCTGTCCCCGTACCGCCGTGTTCGAGGAGGGCGGGTGCTTGCCCACGGTTGTTCTGGGTAAGTCGCTGTGGCCCGATCACGACCGATCGACTCGCCGGGTCGTAACCGAAGAAGATGAAGCGCTTGAGCAGGCCGTTGTGCGAGCTGGGCGGCTCGCCGGGACGACTCACCCGTTTGCGACGGCGGATGCTGGACCGAGACGAACGCCGAACGAACGCCCCGAAACGTGAGAGCACCCGACGCGTGGCCCGGTCGGTCGCGTCGACCACCTTCGCACGGTCGAAGAACAACGATTTGTCGATCTTGAAGCCGATCATGCGGGGTTGCCTCCGGGGCTTCCGGGGTTTCCGGGGCGGGTCACCCGGTAGGTGAGAGTCAGCACGCTGGTGAACTGCCGAAGCCGGTCCATGTGCTCGGGGGCGTAGATCGGGTCGTTCTCCGTCCGCAACCACACGGCCGCCGGAAGTTCAGCGAGGCGCTTGCCGGTGAGGAGGTTGGATATCTGCTCAACCTGCTGCATGAGCACGTCGAGGGTGAGTTGCTGGTCATCCTTGAAACGCTGCTGGATGCCGATGTCGATCTGAACGTCGTGCTGGAAGTAGGCCCGGTTCATGGTCTGGATCGACACCCCGCGCGGCACCACGCTCACATGCAGGGTGTCCATGTCCTTGAGCTCGAAAGTCGGGACGTAGTGACGCTGGGCGTTGACGCCGCTGGGCAACACATCCGCGTTGTTGATCTCGTAGACCACGGCCTCGGCGATGTCGATGATGGCGCTCATGGGGTCTCCGGTGGCAGAGGGGCCGTCTCGATCAGCTTGGTGTGGATGCGGTACGTTGTGCGCTGCGGGTCGCTGTAGCGCCACTCCGGCTCGTCACCGCTGAAGGGCATCACCTCGTGGGTGTAGACCTTGCCCCCGGAAGTTTCGATCACCTGGTCCCCGCGTTGTGGCTCGATAGCAACGCCGTTGATCACGAGGTGCTCGACGCGAACGAGGAAGTCGCGGCTGACGAATCGCACTGTGGCTCCGGCCGAGTCGTCGAAGCGGAACACGGTCTGGCCCATCGTGGCGGACACCTCGACGTTGTCCCCGCCACGCTGGTAAATGACGGGCGTCGCCAAGTGCGTTTCCCGCTGGTCGGCCAACCATGCAGCGCTTTGTTCAAGCAGATTCGGCAAGGTCGATCTCCTATTGGCTCAGGCGCACACGGAAGTTCGGTTCGTCGTCGGTGGCTTCGCGGATCGACTTGCCCAGCAGCTTGCCGCCGCCGGTCGCTGCCTTCTTGGCGTTCTGATCACCCTCGTGCCAGTACACGTTGATCCCAGCGCCGCTGCCGGTGTCGGCCCCGGTGGGTTTGGGGAAGTCGAAGACGCCGGTGACCGCGATCGCGCCGCGTTCCCCGGCCTTCAGGTCGTGTTTGGTCACGCCGATGAGCATGTCGATGACGACCACCGTCCCCGCCGGGGTGTCGGCCGTGGGCGTGTAATCGATGGCGTCACCGTCGTGGATAAATTGGGCTGCGGGCATGGTTGAGGTCCTTGTGAAGATGGCTCAGGTCGTGGTGTTGTTCACTTCCGGGGAGTATTCCGGGGGCCGGGGGGGTTAGGCTTCGCCTTTGACTTTCACGACGCCGCGGTGGTCTTGCTCTTTGACACCGAAGTCGATGTAGCCACGGAACTGGATGCCGAGGGTGTTGAAGTTGGCGTCGGCCCGCTCCACGGTGGGGGTCTGCTTGCCGTTGAGGAACGCGACCTCGAAGGCGGGCAGGCGGTTGGGGTCGGCGAACAAGTACCAGGCCTTGTTGGACGCCCCGCCCCCGGAAATGGCTGCGTTGGACAGGTAGGCCGAGGTGACCACGTTGAACTTGCCCGCGTGGGGGTTGGTGGCGACCTTGGGCTTGTTGGCCGTGGTGGTCTCGTTGACCGCCGTGGCGTTCATCAGCTGCGACGCCAGGACGTTGAGTGCTGGTGGA